AATACAGCTTCTAATATAATAGAAAGTAATGCTACTTATGGATGGGAATTATCAGGTGCTAATTCTACTTATTCATTTGCTTTAAAAAATGGAACATCTACCTATATGTATATGGGTTCTCCATCAGCAACCACACCATTTCAACAACATATAAATGGGGTGGGAGATTCTTATTTATGCACAAATGGTAGACATCATAATTTTATTGGTGAGTATTTTTCAACTAATTCTACATCAATAAATGGAACTGCTGAAGTAATGGGTTTTACAACCTATTTAGCTGCTGCATACGCATCAACAAGGTTTCCAGTTTTAGCAACAAACGGACAATATTTATATGTTTCTATCTATAATAATATAGGAGGAAGAACAGGTGGAACATATTGTGGATACATAGGAAGTAGTGGATTTGTTGATATAAGTGATAAGAGATTTAAAAAAGATATTACAACAATTACTAATCCATTTGATATAATAAATAATATAAGAGGTGTAAATTATAAATGGAATGAAGCAAGTGGTAAGGAAGATGGTGTGGAACATATAGGTTTCATCGCTCAAGAATTAAATGAAGTCATACCGCAAGTATGTAATTATGATGAAAAAACTGATTCATGGGGAATTTATAAAGCAGATATAAATGCTGTATTAGTTGAAGGAATGAAAGAACTAAAAAAACAAGTAGAAGAACAACAAAAACAAATTAATCAACAACAAGTTATTATAGATAAATTACTTTCATCAAATTCATTCAAAGATTTTAAATCTTAAATATTTATATAATGGTTGTAGATATAGTAGCAATTACATCTGTGGTAATAGCAGGGGTAGTATCTATTGTAGCTCAGATACAGCATTCAAAATGTAATTGGATTAAGTGTGGATGTTTGGAATGCACACGAGTATTAACAAATACTGAAGAAGAAACAAATAATACAAGAACAATACACAATGAACAACAAGAACAACAAGGAGAAAGTGTTTATATGGCATCTCCTGTAATTAATGGGAGAACTTCAATTTAATTCAATTTTTTTTTAAAATATATTTATCCGTTAAAAATGTATATTTTTTTATAATATAAATAAATATATATCATGGATAATGAATGGGTAAAAATAGAAGGATATGATAATTATTTTGTAAATAAAGATGGAGAGGTTAAGAATATTAAAAAAGGTAATATTTTAAAACCAAGAGATAATGGAAGTGGATATGATATTGTAGATTTAAGTAAAAAAGGAATAAAAAAAACTCATGCGATTCATCGATTAATTGGTTTAGCATTTATAGAAAAAATAAATGAAAATTATGATTGTGTAGACCATATTGATAGGAATACAAAAAACAATCTTTTAGAAAATTTAAGGTGGGTTGATAAATCAGGCAATAATAGAAATAAAGAAATACCAAATAAACATGGTTATACTGGTGTCTATAAAAAGGGAGAAACATTTTGCTCTGCCATTAGAGGTGAGAATGGTAAAAGAATACATTTAGGAACTTTTGCTACACCTGAACATGCTGGAGATGCATATAAAAAAAAATATGATGAAATAATGTCTATATATTAATTATTTTTCACAACTACAATTAGTATCCTCATGTTCTTCATCATTTATGACTATCTTATTAAATCTCTGATAATATTTTTCATTTGTGGGTTTATTCATTCTAATAAATAAAAAACTATATTTCTCATTCCAAGCAATCTTTAATACTTCATTTTGTTGTTCTTTTGTTAAATCACCCATTAATTCTTCTTTTATATTATCTAACTCCTTACGATTATCAGTGCGGAACAATATAAAAGAATTCATGTTGCATCTGAATGTGAGTGGTAATTCATTATATCGTTGAGACATTATCCAAATACTTAATCCAGCAGACCCATCTTCGTCAGGGTTTGTTAAAATATGCCTACGATTAAGCACACAACGGCACATGTTAGTTGATTTTTTGATGCTCTTAATCACATCATCAAGGATCAAAAGACAATTATTATTTTCGTCTTCTTGTTCTGTTTCTATAATATCTTCTAAAAGTTCATCACTATATTTATTATACACTCTATCTTCATTTAGGTTTAACTTATTAAGAGGGAGAGAATGTAATGAACCACTAATTAAATATATATGGTCGAAGTATTTATAATAGAAACGAGGGATTTTAGGTTTAGATTTAGTAGGATGTGATTTTAGCATACTTAATACAGCTGATGTTTTACCGCTTCCTGCAGCCCCAACAATATATAGGGCATCATTCATAGGACATAAGGGAGATGCAACTTTATAAGGAACATTAGATAAACTATCTACATTTTGCTTTATTAAGGGAATTTCATTTAATTTAGAATTATTAATTACTTTCATATAAAATAATAATAGAAAAAATAAAAAAAGTTATAACATTTAATTTAAGAAATTTTTTTATATACACTAATTATATAATGGAAAATCCAATGCGAAATCTCCCAAGAAGTATGCAATATTCATTAGGTGTCGGTGCTGATACTATCCCTTCGACTACTCGTCTACACAGATGGGATAGTACACATTCAAGTTATATTAGCGAAAGTAATAATGTAGCACACATTCCAATTGCTGCCGATGGTTTTATTCAGACAAGTGAAGGATATTTATTTCTTCAGGTCACTAATAATTCCACCACACAACCTGCTAATTTAGATGGTAATGGTAATTGTTTAATTGATAAAGTTGAAATCTCTGTTGCTGGATCTTCAGGCAAGGTAGAAATAATTGAAAATTACAATACACTTGCTCTTCTTAAAGGTGCTTACAATAATACATTAGAACATCAAAATTATCTTGCTAATACTGCAGGAGCTGGAACTGCCGAAGTCGGACAGACCCCTGACGGAGTTGCTTTGGCTGCTGGAGGCGGTGCTACTCAGATTGCATTAAAACTTGATTGCTGTGGTTTCTTAAATGATTATTACAAAAAGGCAATACCAATGGGAATGCAACAATTTACAATTACTATTACATTTGCCTCTGCTGATGTTGCTCTTAATCACACAACAAATGCAGCTGCGAGAACTTACACCATAGACAATTTAAGATATTATGCTCCTGTATTTAATATTAATGATGCAGGTGTTAATGCTCAGTTTATGCAACAGGCAGGAACACAGGGTGTAGCATGGGTAGGACAAAGTTATGGTTCGATAATTAATACAAGAACTGCTAATGCTGGAACACAGAGTTTCCAGTTAAATCCAAGATATAAATCTCTTAATTCATTAGTATCTCTTCAGAGACCATCTGCTGGATTAACTACTTACAATGTTAATGTTGTAGCAGCAACTAACCTCGACAACCTCAGCTCATTCCAGTACAAAATTTTTGGATCTAATTATCCTCAGGACGGCATTGATTATACCGCTACAACAAATCAATCGAGAGCATATTTAGAAGCAGCTAAATCTCTTGCTCCAAAAGGTAGAGAACTCGCAACAGGTCAACAGGTTGCATCTGCGATATTTAGAGGAACAACAGCACAGAATGGTAAGGGAGTTATGGCGATTGACCTTAAACGATTTGATGAAGGTATGCTTGTTAATTGTGGTTTGAATACCGCAGGAAACTCAGCTCCTATTACTCTTGAAGCAGTATATGGTGCTGGTGGAGCAGCCCAGCAGGTATTAACCTTTGCTCTTTATGATATGGTATTTATGATGCGACCTGATAGAGTTGTTGAAACTTCATATTAAATTTAATTTAAAAAAATAATATATTTGTTATATATATATGGATATTGAACCTACCGATCCTAATATTGATTATAGACAAGAATTATTAGATAAATATGAAAACTTTGTCCATGATGAAAAGATTGATGATAGTTTTGTTGACGATGAAGATAAAATTAATTTATTTGAGACTGCAAAATATATTGTTAATAGAGATTATAAGGAATATCCATCTCCTATGAGTGAAATATTAATTGAAAAAATTTATTATAATTGTATAAAAAATCTCGATAAAGAAGAATATTTTAAAGAAAAGGAAGAATTAAAAACAAAAAGTGTTTTTGAATTACAATTATCAAAATTAGATAAATTTACAGGATTATAATTAATTTTTATTGATTATATTTTAAAATTAAAATATTATCAATATAATATAATGTCTAATTTAAGAATATTAAGATTAACTAATACAAATTTAAATGTAATAACAGAATCCGCAGATAAATCATCATTTACATATAATCTCCCTGAGGACTTGGTTAATCTTGGACGTTGTTTAGTAGAGGTTGTGAGTGGATGGGTTCAAGTGACAAGACAAACATTAGATGCAAATTTAGATGTTGATGCGATTGCTGGGAGAATTGTCCCTTTTAATATACCGATGGTTTTAGTTAGAAGTAATATAGAACAATCAGGGACTGATAGTTTTACAAATGGAGATCCGAATATTTTAGGGACGTGTTTATTACAAAATACAAGTATTTCATCTGCGAATGTTTTAGATGGAGCAGGAACTGGTACTGGTGGTATTACAAAAAATGTAGCTGAATTTTGTGGAACTCCTCATACATTCTTATGCAACCGCTTACCATCAGTTGTTAAAGTAGAGAAGTTAATGTATCAAGACGTTCAACCCCCTGCTTTAATACCTGCTAATAATTTTCAAGTAAGGACTTTGCCTATGGAAGTTGTTTTAAAATTAACATTTTTAGATATGGAATAAAAAAATTGATTAAAATTTAGAAAAATAATATATATA